TCAGAAAAGACCGGCGGGCTCAGCGTCCCTATCCCAACTGTAGATGATAAGCTCGCTGCGCTCTGCGCCCTTCCCACCCCCGACCGTGTAATTGATGCCGGTGGCGTCCATCTGAAAGGCCGCGAACACACGGCGGATGTCAGGATGATCATTCAGGCTAAGAATGGCCTTGCCCTTCAGACGTGACATTAAATCAGCCATTTTTTCGTACTGGTCGAATTCGAAGTCCACACCGTAGCCTGCTGTCTGCCAATAAGGCGGATCGAGATAGAAAAGCGTATGGGGCCGATCGTAGCGCTCCATGCACTCATACCAGTCCAGATTCTCGATATACGCGCTTGCCAGGCGAAGGTGCGCAGCGGATAAGTTCTCTTCGATGCGCAGCAGGTTCACCGGTGGCGCGGTCGTCGCTGTGCCCCAGCTCTGCCCCTCAACCTTCCCGCCGAACGCCTGCTGCTGCAGGTAGAAGAAGCGCGCCGCGCGCTGGATGTCGGTGAGAGTATGCGGCGGCGTGGCCTGCAACCACTTGAACACATCCCTGCTCGACAAAGCGTATTTAAACTGCCGAACGAACTCTTCCAGGTGGTTCTTCACTACTCGATATAGATTAACCAAGTCGCCGTTGACGTCGTTGATTACTTCCACATCTGCCGGCGGCCGCATGAAGTATAAGGCGGCGCCGCCGGCGAAGACTTCGACGTAGCAACTGTGCTTAGGAAATTGCGGGACGATTCGATCAGCCAGACGACGCTTGCCGCCGATCCATGGAATTATTGGCATTGCCATGAGTTATCCTAAATACTGTATGAGCATACAGTATAACAAGGAGCTGACCACCCGCGCGCCTCTGCACCGTGCGTTGACCAAAATCAAGTATCGCAAACGAGGCGAGTCTAAAATTTCCTAATGATGGTATTTTCCGAACGACGCTCACGCCCCGATCGTGCCACCGCCCATACCGTAATGGTGGGCCTGATCTTAGCAGAACAGGATGGCCGCCCCGCCGCTGCCGCCTTCATGGATCGCGCGGGCGTGCCGTTCCGCGTCATCGTCCGCGTGCTGTCGGAACCACTCGATCAGCGACGGTCACCGCCCCCTTGAAGCCCCTTCTGCACAGAGCGCACATAGGCCACCTGCTCAGGCGTTTTGATGTCGAAATCGATTAGCCAACCCTGGCGCAGTAGCCGGGCCGGATCATCGCCGTAGGCGTCGTAGTGCTGGAACCCGGACAACTGGAATCGCTCCTCGCTCATCCATTCGAGCTCACAGTCGAGCAGCGTGCCGACGTGCCGGCTGGCATTGGTGAATTCCGCCCGCGTGGCGTTGCGGCCAAGGCGCTCGTCCATGGCGCCACCAATCCTCAGCTTTCCTTCGCTGACATAGGATGGTCGATCCATAAGCTGGCGGCGCGGTAGCTCCAGGCCACGATCGTAGATGCCGCGCATGCGGTACCCGACCACGTGGAGCGGCTCGTCGAGCTTGCACATCCAGGACTGGGCCGCGTGGACCGGGCCGCGCTCGTTGGCGATGATGTCCACGCCATGCAGCACGAACTCAAATCCTTTCAGCCACAGCAGCTGCACGCTGGCCAGCTCTGCCACGATGCTCTTCGTGCCGGGCGCATAGAGGCGCGCGACCTTCGACGGCCTGCGCTTGCCCTGATCCGTGACCTCGACCACCAGCAGCTCGAACGGCGCAGGCGTGCAGCCCACCCGGAGCGGTTCCGGCAGATAGGCACCGCCCTCTCGCCTGCGCAAGATCCGCACACGCATTTCACCCTCCAATAATACTGTATATGCGTACAGTATAGCGAATTCAGGGTGCTGCGTTTAGACCGGCAAAGACTTCGAGATGCAGTAATGTGACAGCAATCCAGGGCGTGGCGAAGACGACTCCTATCATAAGATCAATAAAATATTATATCCGCGAGGCAACATTAGAGCAAAAAGAAGTACAATGTTTCCGTACGAACACAACATGGATATTTTATGAAACTTATCTCGACAATTCTGGCCCTTTTCAGCATCGCGGCTTCCTCCTCGGTCCAAGCCCAAGCTGAATCCCAACTTGCTAGCACCCGAATAGTTTATAACTGCGGGGCAAGTGGCTGCGTCGTCAATTGCGCTAGCCCCTCCGGTGCATGGTACCAACTCGATCGCGCCTATAACAAAGTGTTCATGGACACTTACTCGAACGGCAATGTTCAATATGTCTTCGAGGATGGCGCCCGTGGCGTGCGCGCAGCGATGCTGTCTCCGGCCAGCCTACCCTGCAAGATAAGTGGCTTGTCGGGCTAATTCGGCATTTCTATTTCACCGGCAGCCAGCCATTGCCGCCTCCACCAACCCCTCATATTTCCGTCCGACTGTCCAGTCGCGAGCCAGCGCCAGAACCTTGGCGCCAGACGGCGCATCCTTCGGCAACTTGTCGAACTCGTACACCGGCGCCACTGGCACGTCCTTCAAACACGGCGTGTGCACCGGCACGTAGACGGTCTGCGTCGCCGGTGGCGCGGTGCCGCAGCCGGCCAGCAGCGCGGTAAAGCTCAAACTTGCGAAATTTCGATATATCGCAAGTTTCTGGTTCATTCGCGTCATCGAACATCCTCCAGCAGCTGGTTCACGAACGGCATGGCCTCGTCGCAGGTGGTGGCGCGCGCTCCGGCCAGTTTGGCCTGGGCGCCATCGTAGCGCCGGCCGGCGGCAACAGCCAGCACCTCAGCGGCACGCCGGCGCTTGTCGGCCGCAATGGTCGCGTCGTGCATCGACTTGACGGCACTGTTCTGGACACCGATCGAGGCGCGAAGCTCGGCACTAGCGCCCTGCTCCGCCACCAGCCTGGCCAGCGCCTGGTCGCGCGCTGCTGCCGCCAGCCACCAGCCCGTGCCGGCGCCAGTGGTCACCACCAGCAGCAGGACGGCCAGTACCACCGCCGCGACTTTCCAGATGCCGGCGACGACAGCGCCGCCGGCCAGCTCGATCGCGCTCACGGCACGCCCGTCAGGCAAAGGCTGCGCTCAGCGGCGCGGCGCTTGGTCAGGCCCGGCAGCGCCACCATGGTACCCAGCACGCGCGCCTTGTCCCAGCGCGGCAACTGGTTGCAGGCGCCGACCAGGTCGCCGGTGTACAGCATGCGTGCCGCTGTCGAGCTGGCGCGCGCGCACGCGATGATCGGGCCCAGGTTGAACACCGCGTCTGCGAACGCGGCCAGCACCGGTACCGGCAGGCCAGGCACGCAGCGCTCGACGTGGGCGACGGCCTGCTGCATGTCGGCGGTCAGCAGCGCGCGGCACTCGTCCATCGAGTACTGGCGCTTGGCCACCACGTCGGCGCCGGTGTGGCCGTAGCACACGGTCAGAATCCCGGGCGGGTCGTAGTAGGCGAACTGGCGAATGCCCTCGGCGGGGATCGCGATGACGGTGGCCAGCGCGGCAGCGGCGGCCGCCCGTTGTTTAGGCGTTGCCATTGGCGCCTCCCGACAGTTCACGTTGAGCGACCAGGCGCGCGATCGCGGCGGACATCGACACCACCGAAGCGATGCCGGCGAACACGCCACCCGGGATGCCGGCCGGCTGCACGAATTGGACGCCCACCTCCAGGCCGCCGAGGATGGCAGCCAGGGTGCTGAATTTCATCGACCATGCCCGCGTGAGCACAGCCCGCCAGTCTTCGATCAGTTCAAGTTTCATATCAGCCTTTCAGTTTGAAAATCCCATACAGCGCGCCGACGGCGCCCGCGATCGCAATAACCCACCGCGCCGGCCGCTCGAGCCAGCCCAGCACGCGCACGCCCCCGCGCATGCTGTTCATGTATTCCGCGATGTCTTTCAGAGACGGAATGTCCAGCTGGGCCAACTGGCCCAGCTGCTGCTTGATGGCCTCGATACCCTCGGCCGCCTCGCGGCTAAAGGACGTGTTCGCAGCCAGGTTGCCCTTCATGGTGTGCACGTCGGCGGCCAGCTTGCCGACGACCTCCTCCACGCGTCCGATGCGCTGCTCCATCTCCGCCATCCGATCCTGGTTGGCGCTATGGCGCGCGGCATCTACTGTTTCATCTGCTGGCATGTTTGCCTTTCTGTGGGCGTAAAAAAACCCGCCGTAGCGGGTCGTGGTGATGCGGGTGATGCTTATGCGACCTTGACGATGATCCGCGCGCGGCCGTCGTCCTCGATAGCGATCACGCGGCCGAGGGCGCGCATGTATTGGCGCAGGGTGATATCGGCCTCGTCGATGGCCAGACCAGCAATGCCGTCGCCATCCTGCACCGGCACGATGAACTGGCCGGGCGTGGCGCCCTGCAGGTTGACCGGCACTTGGCCAGCGAACGCGATGCGGTCCACCGTCTGGCGGACAGCCTCCAGGTCCGCGTCGTATCTTGTAACGTCAGCCTGATACACGGCCTCGGCAATCGTGTAGTCGGCCGTAGCCGCCTGATGTGACTGCACGGCCGCAGCGTAAGTTTCGAGGCGCTGCGCCCACGCCTCATCCGAATCGCCCTCCAGGACAGCTGTGACCGCTGTCCGAACAGGCGGTGCGGACAGCGGTTCAACCAGCACGGGCGCCTCCGGACGCGGTCCCAGGTGGCTCGACCAGACGTCGCCGCCAACCATGCAAGGATTGGTCGATTTAACGGCGAACGCGACGGCCATGCCCCACCTATCGGTGAGGCGGCCATCGGCATCGATGCCAACAATCTGGCCTGCTTTCACTTCGCTACAATCGGACCGCTTGACCATGTACTCGGCGTAATCGGCGCCGCTCGCGTTGAGCGTGCCTGAGAAATTGGCGGATCGGGACGTAGAGCTATTTTTACCTACGTAGAGCACTGAGCCGGCTATACCCCATCCGCCCTGACCATCGGAACCGTTCATGGCAATACATGGAGAGGGTTGCCCCTGGCGGCCCACCCATAGGATTTCGGTGCTCATGCCCCCTACCTTGTACATGCCGTGGCGCGGCGCACCTGCGTTCCCCGCCTGAACCAGACCACCTACATGAAGGTTTCCAGCTACCCCAACCTGTCCGCCCCCATCGATACTGAGTAGTGAGCCTGTAAATTGCGCAGTCTCGCTATCGTAGGCTCTGATGGCGAGGCGGTAACCGTCCTTGTATGACGATCCGTACCCCTGGCTCGTCTGGAAGCTCCAGAACCCTGGCCAGTTCGACGGAGTCTGCGACACGCCCAAGCGAAAGGGCTCAAACATGGCTCCAGCAACGGCATTTGACATCTCAGGCGCCGGGTTCAGGAAGCTCGACGAAATCCCGCTACCAACAAACAAGGTTCCAATCACTCGACCGCCAGCAAGAGAAAGTGCGTTATACGGGCCAACCACGAACGCATCCCACATTTGATTGAGCACCTCAACAAAATTGGTCATGCCCGCCTTGAATTTGTTTGCCATTTTTTAATACCCTTCGATTTGGAGTGGAGCGGAATAGATGTCGAAACTCGACGCGCTGATGGCGTCGATGTTGGCAATGCGGCCGTAGAGCATGTGCTGCTGCTCCAGCACCGGATCAGCGTGTTCGGGGAACAGGCTGCAAAGCAGTGGGCGCACTGTTCCGCATTCGTCTACGATGCGAGCCAGGCGCGCCCGGTCGGGGCGCGTCAGGAATTCCAGGTTGATGTTGAGCAGCCGGTGCCGGGTACCGACGTTCGTTTTAGCGGCGCCGGCGGCAGTTCGGTATCCCTCGCTGGTGTCCACAGCCGTCAGGCTGGCACCGTAGCTGGGGTTGTATTCCGGCGCCCAGTACATGCCGGCGACCAGCCGCGAGACCTCGATATAGCCGTCCGGGTTGTCGATCGACGAAATTTCGATCACCAGCTGGCGCACGCTGACCGGCTCGAACCAGGCTACGCCGTCCGAACCGCCTCCGCGCGCCCATGTGTTGACCCCGCCCCACTTGTAGCCGTTCCAGCCCAGCGGCAGGTAGCCGAACGGCGACGCGCCCAATGGCGCTTCAGGGCACGGCACGATCACACCGGTGTCGAATACTGGGGCGGCGTCACCGAGGCGCTCGTAGCCGCGCACGCGCATGCGCGCCGAGCTATTCATGTTGGTGCGGATCGGCGCCACGCAGGCGATCAATTCCGGCATTAGCCAAGTAGCCGTGATCGTCACGTTGATGCCGACCGCACGGAGCACCGCCGACCGCTCATCGCGCTGCAGGTTGGCCGGGCCCAGAGCACCGGCCTGGCTTGATGCCGTCAGCACCGCCCGGTCGATGGCGTTATCGTGCAAAATTCGTAAATTGTTCATTGGCTCTAGTAATTGGTGACGTCGATAATCGCGTGCAGCCCGATACTCGCGCTGGCCTGCGGTGGCGGAAGAGGTGGCGGTGGCCCGACGGGCGATGAGACTGTTCCCGAATAGGCGTATTCGAATTCTTGCGAGATTTTGATGCCACCGCTGATGCTGGTGATTCGCGAGCGGGCCATGCTGAGTCTCTGGAAATATCGGCCACCACCGACCGCCGCAGTGTCGCTATCAACTTCGTAAAACTGATTCATCGCGATGGCGGCATACGTCCTACTGCCGTCGTAAGTGAAAGAGCCGCTCCCCGCCGGGAAGCCCACGAACCGCAAAGGCTTTTTCGCCGCGCAGAAAACTAGATCGCCTGTTGTCTCGTTGAAAATCTGTAGCCCATATGTCGCGCTCGAAGTTGTAATCGGCGCGAAGAAGTAGCAGGTTATCTCGGTACCGACGCCACCTATGGCGCTTACGACTAAAGCTCCCGGACCAACGCTTATCATGGCGCATGGCGCATAGCTTCTGATCGCGACTATCTCGCCAGGGTTCATGGGCGTGGAGCCGCGACTTGTTTGGACGCCCACGTTGTTTCCAGTAGTCGTGACAACCACCACCGTGCGCACGAGGACGAAGCACTTGAACACCCCGTCGATTTGGAATGTTCCAGCATCATTGGTGACCTGCATCCCTGCCGCCATTACCGCACCCCCAGTATCAATTGGCACGCCGGCGCGCCGCCGCTGGCCGGAGTCTGCCGCGTCCAACTCACAGAATTGCCGGAGAAGTTCACCTGCGGCATCGATACCGTCGCGTACGTCTGTACACCGGTGCCCACATCTAAAATGGGAATGGCAAACGGAATGCCTTGGTCCAGTCCAGGCACCGTAGCGGTACCTGACATAGCACTCGCGTCAATACTGGCGATCAACCGCCCCATAAACGTTGACGTGTCGATGATGAGATTGCCGGCCTCGTCCCATACCTGCAGCCCGGCCGGCATTACCAGAGCCCCAATCGCACGACACGCCCCTGCACTGGATTTCCAGTGTTTGGCCCAAATACCTGTAGACCGGCGGTACCCGTATGCTCAGTGGTGCCGGTCAGTTCAACGCGAGGCCCCGTAGCCGAGCTACGAAGCAGCGCAATCGTGCCAGTCGCCGCCCGAAGTTCCCCGGCAAAGCTACCGCTTGCCGCCTCCAGCTCGCCAGCGAACTTGGCCTTGCCACCAATGCTGGAGAGCTGCGGTGTACGGATATCTCCATTCGACTCGAATTGCGCGTATTTTCCACTAGCGTAATTTCCCAACAGAAGGCCCTCAGGACCGAGGTAATACCCTGTGCCGCCGTTGTCCGGCCAGTCATAGCCGGTGTACGCGCCACCGGCGATATTGCCGCGCAGGCGCACGCTGTTGGCATAGAAATCCCCGCTACGCTGCAGATACCAGCCGCTGCCATTGGCGCCTGGCGCCCAGTTGCTCGACCAGATGTCGCCGCCAATTTTCGCGTTGGTGATCGAAGCGTTCTGGATGAAGGCGTCGGCGATGTAGGTGCCGATCGGGATGGTGACGCCACCGATCACCGTTTCCGTGGTACGCACAATGAACGGCACCGACGGCGCCACCGGGCCACCAGCAGGACCAGCGATGAAAAACGACGTGGCGCGCCAGCCAGCATCAATACGACCGCCGCCGCCTATCAGCTCAAATCCCCCGGCCACGCCATCAGTGTCGAGCTGCACGGCATACCGCGCCCGCGCACCATCGAGCGCGCTGGCCGTGGCGTCGGCGAGAATCTTCACGGCCGCGTATTTATCGACCAGCCCTGTGATCGGGTCGTTGAGGATCGCTTGCGCCTGCTGGACAAAGCTGGCAGCCGCCTGCGCACTGCCGGCGGCGTTGCTGGCTGCGCTCGATGCCGACTGGCTGCTCACCACCGCAGCTTCGGCGCTCTGCCCTGCAGCGTTGCGAGCCTGGGTAGCGACGCCTGCAGCGGTATTCGCTGCCGATGCCGATCCGCTGGCATTGGTGGCTGACTGGGCGGACTCGGTAGCCCGAGTCGCCGCGCTTGATGCGGACGTCTGCGCGCTTGTCGCCGACTGGGCGGCACCAGTCTTATATTCACCAGCCTCACCGGCAGCGGCCGCAGCAGCGGCACGCGCCAGTTCAGCAGCGGCCGCCGATGCAGCAGCTGACGCTGTGTCGCCGTACATATCTGACAGGTCTGTGATCAAGTCGATCTTCGCGCCCAGATCAGCGTAAAGCTGACCCTCCCGGATTTGTCCGGTCAGCACCTGCAGCAGATGCTCAACCTCGGCGGCTGACGCGCCGACCGTGCCGGTGCTGTTATTGAACGGCCCCGGGATCGCGGCGCGCGAGACGTACCGGATCCAGTAGTAGAGGGTTTTGCCCGGGCCGACCGGATCGGTGAATTCGCGCCCATCCGCGCGCCCTACCGGCACCGCTTGGGCGATGTTGTTGACCGCCGCACGCCAGACCTCGGTGTAGTCGAGATTGACGTAATTGGCCGGGGGTGCACTCCAGTTCAGGCGAATCGCGGCCGGCTGGCCGGTAGTGGCCAGGACGGTCGGTGCCGGCGGCGGACGCAGATCGAGCGCCTGCTGCTTGGCGACCGTCTGGCGGGCGATGTAAGTCAGGCCATCAATGACCGTGCTGGCCGTCACTGTCACGATGCTGGAGGTCATATCCTCGAATTTCAGCACTGCGTTGCCGTTGGCCACGGTCAGCGGTGTCGTCGGATCAGCCGAGAATGCGATCTCGCCCACGGCGCCCAGCATCAGCGCCGAGAACGTGATCACCGCCGGCGTCGGCGCGCCAGTGATCGACACTTCGAACATCGTGGCGCTGGGCGTGAGTAGCAGCGCGCGGTCGATGGGCACGGCGTAGCGCGGCACGGTGCTCATGATCAGGGTGTCGCGTTCGCCTACGATTGCCGTCATACCATTACTCCTACAGTTACACGGCCGGTCAGCCAGTTTCGTTGCATCATCACCACCACACCCGGCGCGCCGGCGGCCAGGCCCCAGCGATCGTCGCGCAGCACCACCGGAGCGCCCAGCTCGAGCACCGCCAGCTCAGGCTCGCCGTCAAGTTCGTAGATCGTGCGGGGCACCCTGCGCAGTGCCAAGCGACGCTCGGCCTCGGCCCGCGCATCGGCCCGTGTTTTCAGGCACGTTTCGATTTGTACCGGGTCATCCGTCAACCGGTACCGCGCCTGCACGGCCTCGTCCACCACCGTCTCGGTCAGCCACTCCGTGGCGTACAGATCGGCGTGCTCGGGCGGGATGCTGGTGGTCAGGTTGGCCTGCACGGTGTAGTTGCGGTCGAACGCGATTTTTACTGCGGCTACCACCGGCAGACGCTCGGCCGGGCGCAGCGAGTTCGCCAGCATTTGGTCGGGGCCGATCTCCACTGGCGTGCCGGCAGCCGGCAGCGCGATCTGCACCAGGCGCAGCTGGCCGGTGGCCGACATGATCGCCTGCGCGCCAACGCTGGCGGCCAGTTGCTGGATGGCCAGCGCCTGGTTTGTCCGGTCGGCCACGAACAGTCCCACCGGCTGCTGGTGCGCGGCATCGAACGCGGCCAGATTGGCGACGTCGATATCGGCATCGGTGAAGCGGTCGGAGGCCTTGCCGTACGCGGTGGCGATGCGGCGCACCAGAGGCGCGATGCGCGGGGCGTAGCCGCCGCCGCTGTCGCCCTGCACGCTGGCCGTAATCACCGTCGAGAACGGATCACTGGTCAACTTGAACCGGCCGGGCTGGCTGCCGGGCGTCACGGCCAGCGGCTTGCCGTTCGTCCGCACCTCGATCACCGATTCCACCGCGCCGAGGAATCCATACTCCAACGTCACCGGGTCGGTCAGCAGTGGCGCCACGTTGTGGCATTCGCCGAACGGGATCGGCAGCACCGCGTCCTTGTTGGGCGATGTGCCGCCCAACTTGGCCTCGCTGATCGGCGTATTCAGGCGCTGCAGCTTGTCGCGCAGCACCAGGTTGACGGTGTCCCGGCTCGAGCTGCCCACATCATCGACGATGCCGTCGAACACGAGGCGGAACTCAGCGCGTGGCCAGGCTGGATCACCGGACCAAGCGCGAATGCGGCGATTGCGCCACACGTCGCCCAGCCAGCTGTCGAGGGCGCCATCACCATTATCCAACTCCATATCGCCGCTCGAAAGTGAGGCCTCACCGGTCAGGCTGACCTGCTCGGTGAAAGCCAGGCCTCCCTTGGCGAGCGGCAGATACACCGTGTTGGCTGGCACGTCGGCCGGGCCGGTGACGTACTCCCGAGAGGCGATATAGCGCGTCGTCTCGGCGCCGTCCAAATTCACCTCCGCCTCGATCAGCACCATGCGCACTGCGGCTGGGTTTTTCAGCCAGACCATGAATTGCTCATCGGTCATGCGTACTCTCCTTTCACAGTAGACGACCAGGCCGAAGCCTGGGCTGATTTCTCGACACCGCTGACCACCTTGTCGGCGGCCTTGGCGTTGGCCTGCTCGTTCGACTGGATCATCGCGCCGGTTTGTTTTGCCTGGTCGGCACGCAGCCCCTTCACCTCTTCGCGCAACGCCTTGATCTCGGCCGCCATCGCATCCGAGCCGGCATTCGACCCAGCCTGGTATCGGCTGAAATCGATCGCCGGCGCGGCAGCTACTGCCATCGCCGTGACGGCCGGGGCGTTCGTGAATTTCACGCCCATGCTGTCGGTGACGCCCATCGCGGTTTGCAGGTTGGCGATGGCCTGGGCTACCGTCAACACGCTGTCGTTGATGGTGATGAGGCTCTTGACCTGCGCTTCGAGCGCGTCGTAGCTGGCCTGCTGCAGGTCCACCTGCTGGCTCGCCCACTTCGCCGCCTCCTGGTTGGCTGCGATCACGCGTGCGTAGTCCGCCGCATATTTGGCATCCGACGCGTTGACCACCTGCGAGGCCGTGAGGAATGCCTGCTCCGCCGCCGACAGCCCGGATTGCGCCGTCGTGTCGCCGGCATTGGCGGCGGCGAGCGTTTTCTCGAACTGCGCCCGCGCCTCGGCGTATTTCTGCTCCGGCGTGAGAGTGGACTGGTTGCCCAGCGCCAGATTGGCGTTGAGGCCGTTGAGCGTGGTGACCCACGCTTTCGAGCGATCGAGCGCGGTCTTGGCCGCCGACGATTCGCGGTCGTAAGCCGCAGACAGTGCATCCTTGGCCGATACCACAGCTTTGGCTGCCTGTACCTGATCGAACAGCGCCTTGTTCACGTCGGCGATGCCGGCGCGCTGGATGGCCAGCAGCTCCGCTTCGCTTTTCGTGATCTCGTCGAGTTGCTGCAGCAGGTCCTTGCGCTCGTCTGCGATTTCCTGCTCGCTCTTCGTCAGGTCCTCCGTGGCCGCGTGCGTTTTTGCGAACGCGTCGGCTAGGGCCAGCAGCGCGGTGTATTGGGCGGCGCCGGCCTCGGTTGCCAGCGCGCCCGAGTTGGCCAGGCCCAGCACCACGTCTTTGAACTTGTCGCGGGTATCGATGCCTTGCAGCCCCATGGCCGCCAGCTGGTCGGTGACATATTTCTGTACCGGCGCCAGCCGCTCGGCTTCGGTCAGGAAGTTGTCGTTGAAACTCGCCTGTGCGCTGGCCAGCTCATCGATGCCGCCAGCCAGCGCAATCAGGCGCTCCCGCGCCGCGATGCTGGACATGCCAACCTGGCCGAACGACGTGCTGCTCGACGCCAGGATGGAATCGAGATTTGCGTAGTTCGACGCGATGCGGGTCAGGGTCTCGAAGTACCCCTCGCCGACCTGCTGGAATTGATCCAGCCCGGCCACGCCGAACTTGGCCATGTCGTCGCCAAGTTTCGAGAACACGGCTTCCAGCTGCTTCTGGATCTCATCACCCGACAAGTTCTTGAGGCTGATCTTGCCGATGTCGATCACAAAGGTGTTCAGACGCTGAGTGAAGGCGTCGCCGCCGACGCCCAACAGCTTTGCCGCCTCAGATACGCTCGTTCCAAGCCCGGAAATCACTTTCGCAAACTGCGCGTTAGCCTCGCCGCCCAAGCTAGATTTATCGGTGCTCGTCTTGTCGCTGTGGAACATCCCTCCATCTTTCTTGATGTCCGCGTACTGGAACGATGAGACATTTCCCGCCAAGGCAGCAGCCAGCGTTGTACGATCGATAGTGAAGCCAGTGTCTTGGACAGTCTTTTTCCCACCGAACACGGCATTGCTAATTGACGCGGTCCACTTGCTAATGGTTCCGCCGAGCAACTTATCCGCCGCCATCACCAGTGGTGCAAACATCCCGGTGAGCAACACAGTCCCAGCCGTCGAGGTGAGGAAATTTGCAGCGCTACCCTGGCTGCCGCTGGCCATTTCGCCGGTCAGTCCTGAATTGCGAATGAGCAGATTGCCCAGGCCGGACAGCGACGACTCGATGCCGCGCAACGACAACAGCATGCCGCGCGTGTACGTCAACTCGATGCTGCTGTTGTCGGACATCAGCTCAAGCGCGCGTTTGATCGAATCCGATTTCGCGGTGCTGTCGCCGAACACCGTGCCGGTGCCCTGGGTCTCCTGGCGCTGCTGCGAGATGGGTTTTCCGCCACCACCGCCACCACCGATAGCCACTCCCAGGCCGGCAACGATCGCCGCCATGGCAGCCATGCGCGCGAAAGCCGAGTACGGGTCGCCCTGACCTTGGCTCAGCACCGCGCTGATCCCCTTCGGCACCAGCTCGGCCAGCGTCATCGCCAGCTCGGCTGCATGGAACACCTGGGACACGGTGGTCAGAACCTTGTAGCCCTTGCTCTGTTCGCCGAAGAAGCCTGCAGCAGCGCCGGCCATGTCGCCATAGCCCTTCAACTGCTCATGCGCCTGCATTTTGTTCAGCTTGGTAATGTCACGGGTATATTCCGCTTCATCTTTTTGACCGTTGAGGTAGAGTTCGGCCGCATTAGCACGCTGTTTAGCGAAGTCCTTCTGACCTTTGGCGAAGGACTGGAAGGTAGTGCTCAACTTCACCAGCGCGCTACCAGCGCCGCCGAATGCATCGCGCAGGGCATCCCCGAAAGTTTGGGCCTTGTTCGGGTCAAGGAAGTCGGCCAAGTCTTTTTTCATAGCCCCCAGCTGCTGGGCCTCGAACAACTCCCGCATGGCGGCGGCGCTGCGCTTCAATGCCTCAGCCTCGGCAGCGCGACTTGGAATATTAGCCAGCAATGCAGCATCGACCTCCTTGCGCAAAGCAGCCTCCTCAACCAGTTTGCGGTTGTATGCCACGGCCTGCTCGGCGGTCATACCGATAACTGCATTGGCGTCACGTTGTGCTTGGATCTGGGATTCCAGAGACTGGACCTCTGCAAATCGAGCCTCGCTCAATTTATCTAACGCGTCCAGCGCAGCGCGGCTGTCGGCGATTTCCAGACCAAACACTTCTTTCGATAACTCGGCGCGGCGCGTGAGGATCTCCTGATCGGCCTTTGCGACCTGTCCACGCAAGGCGGCAAGCTTCTCCTGCTGGGCGCCCTGCTGGTCTGCTGATACGGTCTCCGTGGCGGTGATCGCCAAGCGCTGTTGCGCGCGCGTCTTCTCGCGCTGGATGGCTTGTTCATCCATCTTCGCTACTGCTTCGGCATAGGCAATACGCTTGTCCAGCGTCTGCAAGCCACCGCTCTGTTGCTGCATGTCAAGGTTGATTCGGGCGCGCTTGGCCACCTCCTCTTGCACTTCGCCAAGCCGCTGCACGGCGCCAATCTGCGAGGCAATGCCGGCATTATTTACGTCGGCATATTGACCCCGAATGCCCGCAATAGAAGCCTGGAACTTCTTCTCGTAATCCTGCGCCGCCTTTATCGACTCTTCATCGTACCCAGCAATTGGCCGCCCCTTATTTGCCAGGGCAGTAATCTTATCAATTTCCAGCAGCATCTTTTCTCTACGGGTCAGATACTTTTCTGCCTGCTCCGAGAACTCAATTGCTGCCCTGTTGCGGCGCTGGTCAGCACCTTCTTGCTCAGCCTTGAGGGCGGCTACCTTGCGCTGATTCAGCAAGCTGTCGCGATCCCGCTCAGCAGAATCTAGTTCAGCTTGCTTTTGGGCATTGCTACCAGCAAATGAGAAAAATGCCAGCTTTGCCTTCTTCACGCGCTCTTCGGCCTTTTCCAGCTTTTCGTCCAGGCTATCCTGCCGGCCCACGTCCAGCATGGCATCCCACGCTGACTTGGCGCCGCTGACGACACTATTCCAGGCGCGCGACAGCGTGCCGAGCGATGCCTCAACATCCTTGCTCTTTTTGAGCATGGCGTCACCGTAGGCTGCTTGCGCGACCTTGGCGGCGTCGAGCGTGCGGCCTTGATTCTCAAGCGCCTTGATCTGCTGGTACGTGGACAGCGTGAGATAACCGTACTGCTCGCTCAACTTGAGCGTGGCCTTGAGCGGATCGGCGCCCAGGTCGGCGTATGCCTTGACGGTATTCTCGACCTCGATTCCGAGGAACTTCTGGGACCGAACGGCCGCGACCGACGCCGCCACCAGTTGGTCAGCGCCCACCTTGCCGGTACCAACCAACTGTGCGAGTACCTCGGCGTTCTTGCCCTGCGTGCCGGCGGCCTCGGATGCTGCCTTGGCCATGCCGCCCATCTGGCCAGCGGTCACGCCGGCCACATTGCCCGTCATGGCGATCGACATGGCAAACGCCTTGGCCTCAGCCTGCCCTTGGTAATACGCAACGCCGAGAGCAACAGCAGCTGCCGCCGCGAGGGTGTACGGGTTGATCAGGCCGATGACATAGCCGCCCAGGGCCTTCACCGCATTGCCGGCGCCACCGAACATATCCTTCAACTGCCCGCCCTGTTGCAGCAGCACGGTCAGCGGCGCCTGGCCGCCTTGCAAGCTGACGATGATGTCGGTGAATTGCGCTGGCACGCCGCGCAGCGCAGCTGCGTTGGCGCGCGCCGACATGCCAGCGTTGTTGAGCCCCTGCTCGGCCTCACGGAGCCGCTGGATAAACGGTGCAGATTGCGCGGTCACGCCCATTTGGGCAGCCTGGAGTTCGAGCAGTTCGACACGGGTCTTGCCGATGGCAGCGGCCTGCTGCTGCAAACTGGCGACGAAGTTGTCCTTACCGGCCTGGGCCTGCGCGGCTTGGCGCTGCGCCTCGGCCGAAGAGCGGGCAGCAGCGGTGACAGCGTCCTGCGCCAACTTGACACTTTGCAGCTGCGCCAGCAGCGGAGCGGCGACACCAGCCAGGCCAAGCTGGGCGGCACGGTACCGCAGCACCTCTTCCGCCGATTTCCCGTACAGGGCCGCTTGCTCCCGGAGATTAGCGAGAAATGCCTCGCCGGTGGCCTGTGTCTGGGCGGCCTGCTGGCGAGCAGCAGCAAGCGCCCGGGCGGCCTCGGTGGCAGCTTCCTGCCCAGCCTTGACGCGCTGGAGTTGCTGAATTAGCGGCTCGGCATCGGCACTGGTGCCGGCGAGCGCCGCACGATAGCGCAGCACCTCTTCAACGGTCTTGCCCTGCAGGGCAATCTGCTCGCGCAGGTTCGCCAGCATGGCGTCACCAGAGGCACGGCGCTGGGCCGCCTGCTGCTGCGAGGCGTTGGCGGCCTCCTGGGCATCACGAAGCTGGCGCAGTTCAAGGATGAGCGGCTCGGCGGCTCCGGCCAAGCCGGCTTGCGCCGCCCTGTACCGTGCGACCTCGTCGGCACTCTTGCCAAAGAGTTGGATTTGTTCACGCAAGCCGGCGAGAAAATTCTCCCGTACGTTTTGCGCTTGCGCGGCTTCGCGAAGAGCCGTAGCCTGGGTGCGGGCCGCCTCAGCTGCTGCAACTTGCGCAGCAGTGGTAGCGTCGGTTGCAGCCTTGGCGCGCGCCTGAGCCGCTTCGGTTTCGCGCAGTTGCGCGATGAGGGGTGCTAGCTTCAGCAAGTCGGCACCGCGGCTGCGGGCCAGTTCCTCGAAATAGTCGCTGCTCGATTTCTTGCCGGCCACCAGCGCAGCGTTGGCGCGCTCGACGGCACCGGCGATGTTGCGCGTCGCTGCGTCGACGCGGCTCGCTGCCGCGTCTGCACCGCTGCCGACGCGGTTCAGGTTTTCGGCACCCCGCCCGCCCAGGTTATCCAGGTTCCGCCCAGTGCGCGCAATCGAGCTGTCGATGCGGTTCATGCCCGCTTCGACGCCGGCCGAATTAACGCCTACCTCGATAGTTGCGCTGCCAAGAGTTTCGGACATGGGTTACCCAAATAAAAATGCCACCTCATGGGTGGCGGACTATCAACGGACAGGTGTTGTCTATTTTTTTTCGTGGATGCAGGCCAGAGCGGTCCGCTCCATCACCATCACATCCGCCTCAAGCTGGTCGTATTCCTCGGCTGACAGATTCATGCGCCCCATCTTCTGGTACATGACGCCGTAATCGAGGCCAGTGGGCCCGGACATTCCGGTGCGCCACTGGGTGCCCATGAAATTGAACAGCTCGAAAGCTTGTACATGCTCGGGCCAGATATCGACCGGCTCCGCCGCCACGTCCTCGATGGTCATGCCAAACGCCGCCAGCTCCTTTTCGTCTGGAGCGCGCTCGTACATTCGCGTGGCGACGGCGATCAGTTTTTTGCGCGGGCGCCCGACATTTCGACCATATAGGCCTGGTAGATGGCCAGCGCCGAGCCGGGGTAGTTTTGAACCAGCTTTTCCAGGGATTCGGCATCGAATGGGTCATCGATGTCCCAGCCAGTGACCAGATCCTGGAGCAGCTCCAAATCTTCCTTTTCCTTCATTTCGTCGATGAAATCTTTCAGAGCATCCTTGCTTCGATGCTTGAAGGTGAACTCGATGTCGGCCGACTTACCGCCAGCGACAGGAATCGCCACTTTTGCTTTGAAGGTTGGGCTCGGGTTCAGGTTGAATTTTGGCTTTGCCATTTTGTACTTTCAGGGTAGAGAAAAAAACCCGACAAGGTGCGACCGAGCGGGCATAAAAAAGCCCGCGAGGTGCGGGCTGGATAACGCGGGCTATGCCTTGATCAGGCGGAGTAGCGGACCGGCGGCGCACGCAGGCTGAAGGTGGCGGTCACGGCCATGACTTCGTTTTTGGTCAGCGTCGGGGTTTCGTTCAGCGACACGTAGGCGTTGTAGATGATCTCCGAGCCGGTCGGAAGCGTGCAGATCAGCGCACGGATTGCGCGGGCATCCGCAGCAGCCTTGACGGCCTTGTAGCCGGGCAGCGAGGGATCGTCGGCGAGCGACAAGGCGATCGACTGCGCGCTAGCCTGGGTTGGCAGCTGGAAGCTATCGCTTTCTTCCAGGAAGCTGACCTCGGCAAAGGCCATTTCGCCGCCCGAACTGGTGCTGGAGATCACCTGGGTGATCTGCTCTTTCGTTGCGATCTTGCGCACACTGATATTGGCGCGCCCGGCGGGGAACAATTTCAGATCGGTGGTGTCCGTGCTTTCCAGTTCGAAAGTGCCTGCAGCCGACGTGGTCACGCGGAATACGCGGTTATTCAGCTTGCCCCAGTTGGAACTGACTTCCACGTAGTCGCCATTGACGAGGCCATGCGCTGCAGCGGACAGCACAGCCGGCGCAGCATTCGAAGCAGCGGTGACGGCGATCGCTGCGCCGTAGGTAACTGCGAGCGCCAGTTTGGCGCCGTTGGGGAGGGAGACTGCCATGGTGATTCCTTTCCGGTCGCTCTGGACCGATGTTGTGAGCCCATGCGGGCGTAAAAAAGGCCAGCGGATTAGGCTGGCCAGGTATTCGGGTGGATCCCTAAATCAGTACCAGACCGAGAAGGCCTGGCGTGCTCCACGCAGCTTAGTGTCCTCTTCGTAGATCGACACCCGGGCGCCAAGTACTTTAGCCTGCAAGCTCGCAGCCAGCCGAAGGGCATCCTCCGCCTGCTCACTCAATTCGGACGCCGCGAGCCGGGTATCGGCCCATGCATTGACCTGGATACGCGCATTACGCTTTCCGGGAATCCCGCCTTCCAAATAGTTCAGCGCATCCCCGCCTGTCTGCTGATAAGTGAGGTATGGACGCAGGGTGCCCTCCGGAGCTACATCCGGATAAACCCGGTCGCCCACCAAGGATGCAAGGACGGATTTAATTTGCACATCAACCTTCATGACCTTCCTTTAATTTGCGCCAGCTTCGCCGCCATCCGGGCGTTGCCAGCAGTAATCGCGTCATCCATCCGCGCGAGTGCTGGCTGCATGAACGGATGGGCTGGTGCGCGGGAGGTGCCGAATTCCACCATTGCACCGTGCGGCGCCTTGGTGTGGTTCCAACTGATGCGATACAGCTTGTACGTGGGGGTCGATCGCTCAGGCGAGAACACCCGGTAAATCGCTGCCTTCAACGTGCCAGGCTGGATGAGGTATCGGACGCCCGTTCTTTTCGAATTCCGGCCGTAAAAATAATGGGGCTTGATGGATACCGGCACGTTGGAGCGCGCGTCTTCATAAATTACCAGCGCCATACTGGCGGCGCCCTCAATAGCCACCTCGTCCTTGATGGCGTCGCCAAATTTGCTCACAGCCTCCCGTAGACCGGTGAACTGGGACAGATCGATGCTGAAGCTCACGCCATGCCTCTCGAGCACATCAGCGCCAAAGTCCGACGGTCCTGCCCGAGCACCGCCTCAATGCCATATACATCCGCGCCATGCAACACGCGCATCTTCGGCAGCACGCCGGCGCGGTAACGGATAGTGATCGTGGTAAGCACCTCATTCTGCGTGGCGCCAGCGGCCACGAATTCGCGGCCGGAGACGTCGCGGAGTTCGGCGCCGACCGTGCCGTCAGGCGTATCAGTGACGAAGTTTGCCCACGTCTCGATTGGCTGGCCAGCCCCATCCTGCCCAGCCGCGAGCACCTGCAGCGTGATTCGATTACGGCTTAATCGGGCAGCGAGGCTCATGCGTAGGTCCTGAGATCATCGACCAGCCCATTAAGGTAGTCGGATTGAACGGTGTTGCGTTCGAGCCGGGTTATTGGATCGAACTGCTCGACGAGCTTTGCGAGAATAAATAGCTGGGCGGTTTCCGGCGTCGCATCCGGGGTCGTGCCGTAGCCGCACTTCACCTCAACAAACACTGCCGATGGCAGATCCTCTGGATCGGCGGATGGATCAACGTAGGTGGCCGGCCAGCTAGCGCCGCGCGCTGGCCGCAGGATGGACCTGTAGGCTTCAACCTCCAACCGATACTCATTGTTATCCATGGTCTTCTCTATGCCGTCGGCATCGATGTATTTTACCGAGTTGACGCCGATAACTGGGTGGGGCAATTGGACCGTCTTGGTGAATGCAGGCAGCGCCACACGCCATGTTTGCTCCATCAAGCATTGCCCGATATCGTGCTCCAGCTGCGCGATCACGCCACGCGCCCACCCTTTGACAATATCGTCCATGTAGTCGCCGTCGATGACCATGTTTTTCTTGATCAGCGCCAGGTCCACGGCCAGCACGGTGGGGGCGATGGTGCGGACCATAGTCATGGCCACACCGCCACGATGGCATGGATGTCAACTTCCGGCAGGCCGGCGCCGGTTTCGATGATGAGAGGCATCCGATCTCCTTACGTCGGGTTGACCAGCGTTGCCCGCATCAGCGTGTTGCCGGAGCCGCCGACGCTATGCCGGCAGGTCGCCACGATCCGGCCGTTGGCGAACGGGCCGAACACGCGGCCAAATCCGTAGCCGGTAATGTTGGGGGACTGCACCGGGATATCGTAGTCCAGGCGCGACCACGCAGATTGCCCTGGGTGGAGCATTGGGATCTGGACCTTGCGGCTGCCGGTTTGAGTCTGCACAACGGTGCCGCCTACGAACACCGGCTTGTCGATGCCGACGCCAGTACGTTGCATGTAGCCATTCACACCGCCGTAATAGATCGTTGTGCTGATGTGCGCTACGCCCAGTTGCCGGTACCCGGCGCGCGGGTACATCACAGCAGCGGCGGGCTGGTTGACGTCAGGACTGAACAGCACGCAGGTCTCCAGAGGCGCCACGCCGATGTACTGGATGGTCGTTGCCGAACCGGGCGCGCTCGTGTCGAATTTTGACGGGTTGGGTAGGCGGTTCCAAGTAGCGCCACGGTCATCGCTGTACACGACCTGTGCATAGCCAAGACCCGCCACGTCTTTTCCCTGCCCCGTATTGTCGCCGTAGATCTGGTAGATGCGGTCATCTACCTCGTCGTAGCAGCTACCGTGGGTGTGCAGACCGGCCGCATATGGAAAGCCCCGAGAGGTAGCATACGCCACCAGGTCGAAGACCTTGGTCCAGGTCTTGCCGAAATCGGTGGAGAGCATACCGAAACCGCCGCGCGTTGCGTCGGTGGCCGCATTTGCCTCGCCGCCCAGCGTTTGCGCTGAGTTGGAGTCGATCAGGTACACGACGCCGTTGGTGCCGGAGCAGAAGTCGCTGAGCGAATATTGAGGGCTGAACACGCCGTTGGTGGCAGTCAGCACCTTCGTCCACGTGGCCGTGGCAGGGTTTGCGGCCCAGCCCGACGAAACGTAGAGTGCCGAGAAGCCGCTGCCGTTGGTGCATGGAACCAACACTTCGCCGTTGAACATCTCGTGAATGCCGCCTACCGTGTGGTTGGCTCCGCCCTCCGCAGTGAAGTCGTGAACGTTGGTCCACGTAGGCGTAGCAGCCGTGGCCAAGTCGAGGCACATTTTGAGAATGTTGCCCGTCGAGCCGTAGAATCGTGCACCGTTTTTGGAGATGCCAATCACGGCTGCGCCCGGTGCGATGTATTCGACACCGGTCATCGTGTACGGAAGATTGGCGCGAGCGGTAGCTGCGCGGACGGAGCGGGTCATAACGTAATCACTTTCTCGATTTCCACATATTGGCCGGACACTGCGGTAGCAGCGTTCTGGCGTGCGAAGTATTGCAGCTGGTCATTGTCGCTAAACATCTCCTCGCCAGGGTTGATGAGAATGGGCGCGCTGAAATCGGGATTGGGATTGTTCAGGTTGTCCGCATCACGGTAACCCAGCGCGATCTGTGCCGTGTTGCCGGCGGGACTGCGGATGATCAGGCTGGTGCGCCCCAGTTCGGCTACCGCTACGCGGTTGAACGTGTTGGTGTTGTTGCCGTTGACATCGAATGTTTCAAACGTGCGCAGCGTGGCCGGGGCGGCCGTTGGCGTCACTGTATCCGCCTGCACCGAAGCTGGCCCTGCGCCCTGTGCGTTCAGCGTAGTCACGGTGCCGGTGTACGGCGTGCCGGCGGGAGCAGTGATGATCTGCGGATTCGTGGTCAGTTGCGTCACTTTACCGTTGACGTCGGTCCAGATGTTGCTGGTGGTCGCGGTGCTGCCGGCAGCGCCTGGCGTCCAGGCCAGGCTCACGGCGCCGGCCATCGCCGTCAATACGGGCCTGGCAGGCTGCCCCGGCTTGGTAGCCGTCGAGCCGCCAATTGCGATGATCGAGTTGTTGGGGCCAGCCAATCCCAGCACGTTACCGGCCGGGTCGATGACTAAGTTCGCGGCACGGATCTGGTTCGGCTGAACGGGTGGGACGTAGACGGTCCCGCCGGCGGTGTTCGTCGATGCCCTCTTGGCAGCCACCAGGCCAGCCTCGGTCCCAGTATCAAGCGTGACGATGGCATTTACAGGATAGATCGAATAAGCACACAGCAGGCGGATGGTCATGGTCAGGCTTTCAGGGACAGGGCGTATTCGACTGCAGCGGGGGTGGTATCGACCAGATCGGCCAACGACGGCGCCAGCTCGGCGTCGAGCTCCACTACATCGTCCGGCTCGCCCAGGTAACAATGCACCAGCACGCGGCCAGCAACGACCTGACCTGCCCTTTCGGCTTGATCGCCGCCCTGATCATCGTTTTTGATAATTTTTGCCATATCGTTCTCACTATGAGTGGTCACGACGGCGGCCGCAGCCGCCGCCTGGGTTTAGGTCGCCGAGTTCTGGTAGTACTTGATGGCGCCACCGATATCGATCATGTTGGCGCCGGAGCGTGCGAACGCAACGAAGCCAACCTGCCCCTTCAAGGTGAAGGCGCTGTCGGTCATGCGGAACAGCGTCGTGTCCATCACGTCGCGGATCAGGTATTTCGAGAAGTCACCGAACAAAATCGACTTGGCGTTGGCGCCCATCACCGGCATGTGCTGGTTGATGACGATCTCGCGACCCATCAGGCGGTCCGGTGCACCGCCGGGGTTGCCCTGCTCGTAACCGGGCACGAAGATCGGACGGCCATTGCCGTCTTTCAGCTTGCGAAGCACCTTGAGCGTGTCGTCGTGCATCATCCACTTACCAGCAGCGCGGTAGTACGGATCCACCGAGTGCTCCAGATCAACCAGGTCGTCGTAGGTGACGGTGACGGTCTGGCCGGTGGCGCCAACCTTGCCGGCGGTCGCTGCGCTCACGATGCCGCGCGGCTGGTTGATGCTGGTACCCACGGTATGGTGGCGGTTGTGGATGCGGCCGATGCGCAGCTGCAGCAGGTTCGAGATGTAAGTCTCGATGCCGAACATCGAGTCCTGGATCAACTCGAACGGCAGCGCGATCGCCTTCGAGGAGTACTTGTAGACATCCATCGATGCTTGACCGAAGACGGTTTCACCGGTGGTAACCGGCTGATTCTGGCCCACGATCTCGCCTTCTTCGCTCGTCGAGTCGGTGGTCGTAAACTGCATCTGCGCACCGGTCGCGGTCTGAATGTTGCTGGCAACGCTGCGCACCGCATAGGCCGCCTTCATCGCCTGGAACAGCGTCTTGTTGAATTCGGTAGCCACGGTGTAGCCGCCCTCGGCGCCGGTCGTGGTGGACATGGCGGCACGAATGTCCGGATTGACGCGCGCAGCCATGGCCGAGCGCTGCTCTTGCGTCAGGGCCATCAGGCCGCCGGTCAGCATGGCGCGCAGGGCCGCACCTTCGTCGGTCTGCGCACCACCCGGGCGAGTGGCAGCGGCCAGCGCGATCTGGTGCTGGGTTTCGGGGTTGTCGCCGGCCAGCTGAGCCAGGCGCTGCTCACGCGCGATTTCGGCATCGATGCCCTCAACCTCGGCGAGGATGGCGTCGAGCTGCTGCGCCTCGGCGGCCGGCATGCGCTGGTCAGCGGGATACTTGTTATTGAGGTCGTGCGCTTTTTTGGCGACGGCGTCGCGCTGGGCGCGCAGTTGGGCGAGCTTCGACATGAATTTCCTTTCGTGGTGGTCCGCTCTCGCGGCCGGGATGGGCGAAAAAAAACCGCCCGGAGGCGGTTTGGGTAGTGGCGCGAGAGCGTCAGCTATTGGTAATGCGGGCCAGCATGCCGATGCGCTGCTTCTGGCGTGCACGGTGTTCGTCGGTCGCGACATCCTCGATGCGAGGAGCCTTGGCCGAAATCTTTGGCGCCTTGGCATAGGCGCTCATGTTCCAGCTCGCCTCGGCCTTCTTGCCCACGGCGATGCGATCGACCAGGCCGGCATCGACCGCTTCATCAGCGGTGTACCAGGTCTCCGCATCCATCGCAGACTTGATGTCGTCTACCGACATGCCGCTCTTGGCGGCGTACTGCTTGGCCAGGGTGCTGTCGATCTTCGACAACAGCGTCACGGTCGCCGTCAGGTCGGCAGCGTTGCCCATCGCCCAGGTCCAGGCGTTGTGGATCATGTAGAAGCCGCCCTCGGAGATCTCGACCTCGTCGGCAGCCGTCGCGATGACCGTGGCCGCGCTGGCGGCGTAACCGTCGATGTGAGCGATCACGCGGGCGCCGGTGTCGCGGATAGCCTGACAGATGGTCTGCGCGGCGAACACGTCGCCGCCGGGGCTGTTGATGCGCAGATGCACCGTGCCTGCCTTGATCTCGCGGATTTGCGGTACCAGCGCCTCAGCGGAAACACCACCCCACCAGTAAGCCGTTTCCTCGTCGGCCACGATGGAGTCGTAAATGTAGATCGTGGTCTCGCCGCCCTCGGCGACAATCCGCGATTGCGGCAAGCGGTCAGGACGCGTCTTGTTGCTCACCAGGAGCTGGGTCAGGCTGTTCGGCACTCTTGCCTCCATTCATTTTAAGTTTTGCATTCGGGGGCATGTTTTCCAGCCGCCGGACTTCATCCGTGTCCATAAACGGCATCTCACCTGCGCGGCCCAGCGCCGTTCGGTAGGCGTCGTAGCGCGCCTTCAGGTCGCCTCGCTCAAGTGCTGCCGTAACGTATTCCACAAAGAAGCGCTGACGCACCGGCCAGAGCTTGCTGTTCAGCTCTTGCTGAATGGGGGTCAGGTGCCGCTGCAGGGTATAGCGCACGAAACCCATACCCTGCTGCGCCACACCAGTGCCCCAGTTCGAGACCGCACCGCCGTGGCCGACCATCGTCGGCGGCACGCCGAAGATGCGGCAAATTTCTTCCACAGTGAACAGGCGCGTGGCCAAGATTTCAGCATCCTTAGAATTCACGCTCAACTGGGCTGGCTCCAGGCCGCCCGACAGGATCAGCGGGCCGCGCCCGCCGTTCTGCGCGCGGGCGATCAGCGAAGCCTTGAGCTGCTCCAGTTGCGGCTTATCCAGCTTCGACGCGGTCCTGAGCGCGTAGTCAAAATTGCCGCCGCCAGCGAGAAAGCGGCCCGTATATTCCTGGGCAGCCAGCGCGGTACCGATCGCTTCAAGCGCCGCGTATGTCAGCGGACTCGGGCTGGTCAGCCCATCGAATCCGAGGCTCGGCAGATGAATGATGTCCGCTCGGTCAAGCACGTAGGCCGGCCTATCGCCCGGACTGATCCGGTACCGCACCACGTCGCCGTCTTTGAACGGGGACACGGTGTGACGCGGCAGCGGCTTCCAACCGATCACTCGATTGCTGTAAAAACTCGGGCGAATCCACTCGCCAAAACCATCGCCATGCGACAGCTTCGACAAGATGATCGCCTCCCAGGCAGCGGCCGACGTCCAGCCATCGCTGGCCAGCTCATTGAGCATCCACCAGTACTCATGATCGGCCGAGTCGCGGTCGTTACCCTTGCGCTCGAAGATGCCCAACGGCAGAGTGGCGATGGCGCCGGCGATCAGCGACATGCAACCGTAGGCGGCCGACACCCTCATTCCGGTTTCCGCTGTCACGGCGGAACCCGACGATGAGCGGTGGGCTGCGCCGAGCAGGTTGGTAAGCTCACCCATGGTGAGCGATGAACTGGAATTTTCACCAAGGGCAGCCACTCCGATACGCTCAGCGGCACCTTCCCGACCAGCAATCCACGAGCCCAGTACACGGGACTCGTGCCGGCCGGCTTCCAGGTTCATCAAGATTCCGGTCATTAAAAGTCCAATACGAAAATTTCAGGGGCCGACCGCGCTTCAGGGTTTTGCCCCATCAGCACCACTGCATCAAACAGCGCCATGAGCGGGTCGATCTTGGCCGTGCCCGATATCTGTTTGTTGATGCTGATCGCCGAGCGCCCTTGCTCGACCCGAGCATTGCCGACGCACCAGGCCATCATCGCGCTGGCGCCATGAACGAACTGTTCGCCAGCGACCAGGCGCTCGGTGTCCTTGATTGCACCGTTCAGCCGCCAGCCCTGCCCGATCGCGATGATGTCGCCGCCAGCTTCTGTCGAGAACTCGTGCTCACTCAATTCCTTGATCACGGCACCGATGCCGGCGCCATCGACCCCGATGCCATGCTTTTCTGGCAGCAGGCCGGCATCCCGCAGCCTGACTGCGATGGCGGCCACTTCGGTTACGTCGCGGCCTGGCCGCTCGACCAGCGTCAAATCACCATCGGCCTTAAAATCCTGGAGCCGAGGGGCGATTTCGGCTCGGCGTTTCAGCACGATCTCGTGCGCCCAGGCGTGGCCCCAATGCAGCCACCGGCCCGTCTCGCGTTCGCGCCCGACGACCGCCAAGCCCAGCAAGTCGTCCAGGCCGCCACCGTCGATACCGATGACGGCTACCTCGCTGCGCACCATCAGCGCGTCCAGTGTCAGCGCGGCATCACCGGCATCGAGCCAGAAGTCCGCGCCGGCCCAACGGTCGGACCGCAGGTTCAGGCCGATCTCGACATTCAGGTGTTTTGCCAGGAACGTCTGGTAGGAGCCGTCCGTTTTCCCCTGGTTGTCCCGCAGGGTGTCGGCCAACCACTCCGCATTCACCGAGCGCCCGATGTTCGGATTCGTCACATAGAAGTTCGCGGGGTCGAGGTATGCCTTCGACTCGATCATGTGATCGGGGAATTCATACAACACACCTAACTTTTTGCGGTCATCGACGCGGCCGTCGCGGATGTTGCGGTACTGCTGCAACTTTTCTTTAAATACGCCCGCCGGCGGTTCGTCGCTTTGGGTGGTGAGGTAGATTACCCAGCCTTCGTCCCGGGACACTTGGCCGCCAGTGGCCTCCTGGAACATCGTGCTGGCATTGGCGCGTTTGCCGAACAGCCAGTGCTCGTCTACCAGCACACGTCCGGCCTTCTTGCCCGAGACGGTATCGGTATCTGCCGCCACCACCTTGAGCGATGAACGGGTGGTGCGATCAGTGATGATGCGAACATGGTCCTGCACGTGAAGCAGCGCAAGCAGCTCATCGTCGGCGCGCACCATGGCGGCAGCCGGCTTGAAACTGTTGTCGGCAACCTCCTTCGTGGGCGCCAGGATCAGGTGCTCCTCTTCCTCCCGCCAACACATCAGCAACGCGGTCAGCATGATCGCCGCCGCAATCGTCGACTTCGTGTTCTTTTTGCTGATCAGCAGGTAAAACTCGCGGATCAGCTGGTTGCCGCTCTCCGCGTCATACGCGCCGAAGATGGCGGCAACGAAATCAAAGACCCACTGCTCACTGCATTCGCCAAAGGTCGGCTTTCCTGGCAGATCGACTACGCGCAGTTGCTTGAAGATCGCCAGCGCCGCCTCGGCCTGGTCGGGGAAAATCGGGGGCGGGATGATGCTTCTACCCTCTACCAGCCGCTTTCCCCAGTCAGGGCACGCTGTCGTCCACTTCATCAGTTCACTTTCTTACCGCCGGCTGCTGCCAGCTTTGGGGGCGCAGGCCGGGCGAATCGGGACGCGGCTTTTTCCGCATCAGCTTGTTGTTGCTCTTTTTTACCGCCCTCGCCTTTCCGCGTGTGCACGAAAGGCAACAGCGCCTTAGCTGCCTCGACCCGCAGTTTTGGCGCGGCTGCCGGGTCGTTCATGGCAGCCTTGAGAAACAGCATCGGATCGGAAAACGTGAGCGCCGCAGCGATATCGAATTTCGGCCGCTCCGGTTCAGCCGGTGGCGGGGGCGGTGGTACTGCATCCTTTTTTGAATACTTCTCGATGAACGCGGCCACGGCAGGATGCTTCGCCAGCCTCGATCCGGCCGGCCCGGCTGTCTTCTCGCTGTACCCCGCTGCGATTGCGGCATCCTTGTTGGACTTCCCGGCAAGGACAGCGTCGGCGAAAGCCCTGTGCTTGCCTGTTAATTCCATTAACACCCCACCTCCAGGGGGGAAATTTTCTGTGCGTGAGGTACCATGCGGTCTAGACCGAGGGGCGGCCAGACTTTGACCCCTCCCCCTCCCATCCACAGCCCCGTGGCGCAACGAACGCGCCAGCGCCGACCTCACGTACCATTCGATTCTTCGCGCTGCTTGTCGCGGCTGTGGTGCGTTGCGCACAACGACTGCCAATTCGACTTATCCCAGAACAGCTTCATGTCGCCCCGATGCGGCACGCGGTGATCGACCACGGTAGCGAACGGCGAACCAAGGCCAGCCTTCATACATTGGCTGCCGATCTTGACCGCATCCTGGTCGTAGCTGATGCCAGCCTCGCGTAGGCAGTAGGCGCAGTACGGATGGGTCAGCAGGTAGCCGGCGCGGGCCTGCTGCCACTTGTAGCTGTAGCCGCGCGCGGTGCTGCTCTTCTTCTCACTGCGCCAGCTACCCGCTGTGATAGTCGCCAGCTTGTTTGGCATAGTTGCCAGGCATGACTTCATTGTCTGCAGGCGGACCATCAGCGAGGTCCTCTCCACATCTCCATGACAAGCCCGTAGATGCAGGCCCCCAACCAACCGCAATGCCACTCGTGGCCGGGCGAGCACTGAGCAGCAAAAATGCTCAGCAAGCAGATGGCCGTGCCGACAGTCAACGTTGTTATGTGTCGCATGATCAGTCCGACAAAATAAATTGGCCTTGGAAGTAGCTCAGTGCCAGCTCTTCGGCAGTAGCGTCGGTCTTGCACGCCGTGATCCAGAAAAACAGGTGCTTGGAAAGAGCGCCATCGCCGTCCTGATAAAGATGGCGCCAGCCGTTGTAATCGAAATGTGCAATACACATTATCGAGCCGTGTTCGATGTGCTCGATCTGGAAAACCTTGACCGGCCGGAGCATGGCCAGCCCGATCAACGTTTCACTCTCGGGAACCTCGCGAGTGAACTGCTCTTCGTCTTGATTGGAGCCGGTTACCATAACAACCTCAGGATGGTGTTTGAATAAAAAAGCGGCCAGCGCAGTGATGCGGCAGGCGGCGAAGGTACAACTTGAGAATCAGGCGCTCAGGCTTGCGCAAGCAGGCGGTGAATAAATGAAGCGGTTGCGGCGTCAGGCACCTGCGCAGCGGTAGTGCTGGCGCTCATGCCGCTGGTGCCGTAGCTCCTGACAAATTCGAACCAATTTTGAGGGACCACAAGCTTGAGCTTAGAGTTTCGATTACGTTGCCGATCAGACGCCGACAGCAAATTCAGTCTTAAATTACGTTTATGCTATTATCATTTCCTGTATGAACTTAATATAATCCTGTCAACCTATAAGGTCACCATCATGAGTGGTAACAAGCTTGTATTCATCAGCCACATAACTGAAGAAGCTGAACTAGCACGAATTTTTTCAGAGGAGATAAAATCCGCTTATTTAGGCCTGCTTGACACATTCGTCTCTTCCGATGGAGAGAGTCTTCCGGCCGGTGGGAGGTGGCTTGACAAAATTGATCAGGCATTGTCTGACTCTGCAATTCAGATTTCATTGTGCAGCCCAGAGTCCGTTAAACGCCCATGGATCAACTTCGAGGCGGGCGCGTCTTGGATACGGCGTATCCCGGTAGTTCCTATCTGTCACTCGGGTTTATCTAAATCTGGTTTGCCAGTTCCTCTGTCGATGCTTCAGGCAGCCGACGCCACAAACGAAACCGACTTAAGGATAATGTTCAGCGAATTATCTAAAGTCTTGGGCGCGAAAATTTCTCCCAATGTTGACTACACGGGACTGATTCAAAAGGTTAGTGCGTTTATTCAGAACTACTCTTACTACGGGAAGATACGGGAGGCGGTGTACACCGCTTGCAACGCTGAGCCTGCACTGAAAGAACTTTTTCTTTCCGGCTCGATCCAAAGCATGCGGGTGGAAGTAGCTGATTACTTGTTCGTCACAGTCGCTCCAGCGCTCATCAAACTCAGAGATTTAGGGTTGGTGAATTTCGAATTTCCGGGAACTAAAATGACCCCCGACGGAGTGTTCAGAGTTGGTAACATTACAATTACCCCAAAGTATTTAACGGAAGCGCTACCGCGAATGAATAAGCCATAAATACCGAGTCGCACCCGTGCCAGAAATGAAAAAAGCCCGCGACCGAAATGGTGGCAGGCTTGTTTCCGGGCGCGCGTATCCCCCGGTGCACGCACTATATCAGAAAAAATTCCGGGTGCACTCGTTTTTTTTGAGCTTCACCAGCAGTTCCGCGCGAGCTGCCATAGCGGTATCGGCCAAGTCGGCATTGGGGAAACGCCAAGCTGTCGCAATGCTGCAACTGGCGTAGATGGCCCATACATGGATGCGCTCTAGGCTGTCGATCATCGCATCCGTGGCCGCGCCCACCTGCATATCGTGGCTGTGCTGCGCCTCGTGCAGATCGTGGCCGTGCCCGTCGGCGTCGCCGACTAAGCCGCCCATCACCAGCGAGCCGGCGCTGCGGCAGCCGCCCTGCTTCATCCAGTCCTTCCACAGCGCGAGGCAGTACTCCAGCGGATCCGGGCGGTCCCATTTGGCGGCTTGAGCTTGTTGTTTTTTCACTCGTTGTAACATTTTGATCCCTCGTTTTGCGGTTGGTTCTTGTGTCTTTGCCAGCGCTTTCTCGGTGCGCGGCTGGGGTGTTTCTGATGATCCTCAATAATCATGAGGTTGAGTCTCTATAAGGCTTACTTTCGATTGCTTCGCCATTTTCTCGCCATGTTAAACCCACTTTTTCGGCTATTTTTCCTTGAGCCGTTATGATTAAATCCATGTTCTTTTCGAGGTACGCCATGGTGGTTCTGACGTCCTTGTGACGCAGGTAGGCCTGGATCGTTTGCATCGGCGCGCCGGCTTCGCTCATCATCGTGGCGATGGTCCCGCGAAGGCGGTGGGGCGTGATCCCCTTGGTGGCGCATTGGGCATTGGCTGCCCGGATGGCGCTGCGGGCAAAGCCTGGGCCGAATGGCTGGCCGTCCGGCTGGCTGATGATCAGGCCCTCGGCGCGGCGCAGCGGTGCGAGATGGTCGGTCAGGTAGTCGAACATGCGCAGGGCGTCGGCTTCCTTGCCCTTGGTCTTGCCAGGAGTGTAGGTGTGACGCTCCCAATCGATCCATTCCCAGCGCGCGCTGATGGCTTCGGACTCGCGCAGGCCCAGCCACAGCATCAGCCGCACCGCCACGCCGATGCTGGGCGCGCGCGTGGATGCTGCATCCACCGCAGCGAACCAGCTCAGGGCGGCGGACAGGGGAAGGATGGTGCGCGGGCGCTTCTGCACGGACAGCATGGCCACCGACCACGGCAGGCGCGCCAGGATGCCACGGCGCACGGCCCAGTTCACCAGCAGCTTGAGGATGCGCAGCCAGTGGTTGGCCGACGCATGGTTGTGGGTTTGCAGGTGGATGCTACGGGCGCGCTCGACGGTGTACGTGTCGATATCGCTGATCAGCAGCTGGGCCATGCCGTGCATGTGCAGCCGGCCGAACGTTTCAACGCTGCGCACGTGGTGAGCACTGGAGTGGGCGGCGCGCACGGCCTGCCAATCAGCCAGGAGCGCGGCCAGCGTGGGGATCGGGTTGCCGCCGTTCGCGCGCGTGATGGCTTCGGTGTAGGCGCGCTCGGCGACCGCGATGGCCTTGCTTTTGTCGGTGAGCCTGGTGCTGCGCTGGACGCGGCCAAACGGACGGACCTGGAACCGGTAGTGGTACACGCGGCCCACCCTGAAAACGTCGATGCTCAATCCTGCCCCTTGTCAAAAGCCGTTCGTGCTGGGTTCGCGCAGGCCCAAGGCCTCCTTCGCGACGTTGATCTGGTACTGGAGCAGCGTCTTGTCGCCCTTCTCCGCTCGCTCAAGGATGCGGCGCGCCCACCTCTTTCCATCTACAGCATTGCCTGCGCCCACGCCAGCAGCGCCGGCCTCGCGCACGAACTGCTCGGCACGCTCTTTCGACATCGCGGTCTTACCCGGCGCTGGCAGTTGCGCGCGCGGCGGTGGGATCTCCTCCCAGGTGGCTCGCGCCAGTTGCAAGCGCAGCGCCGCTGCCCAGCGGTCTTTCACTTGGCCGAAGGTCTGTTCCGTCAAATCGCGCGCGAGGCTGCTGGCAGCCCAAAACACAGCCGGGTGCGACCACACCCCCAGCTCACCTTTTCCGCGCGCCAGGAGGCCCGCCACGGCCTCGTGGTACGCCGCTGCCGGGTCACTGAACGGCTTGCAAGCCTGAATGAACTCGGCGCACGATGGCGGCCAGGTGAAACGGCGGCGGCACTCCTTGAGGCCGACGCGCACGTCGCCGGGGGTGATGCCCTCCTCCTCAAACGCCTCAACCCAGCTCTCGCACCAGTTGTCAATGGACTGCTGGCTTGCGAAGTTCTGGCGCCACTTCTGCGGGTACGCGCCGTCGAGGCGGTTCCACAGGTGGTCCATCAACGAAATGCCGAGTTCCTCGTGGACGTCGAACCAGTGCGAGTACGGCCTGGTGCTGGGAGCAGCCTGCGCGCCAGCGGCGCCGTGGATGGTGGTAAGCGGAGCGGTCATTGCTGCCTCGGGCGGTTACGGTTGACGTGCGCGGTGGGATCGAAGCGTTGGGCGGCGCTTTGAGCAGGTGCAGCTGCGCGCAGCACCCACTCGGCTTCGAACCCGGTCCAGCCACGCGAGCAGCACAGCGACAGCACGGCCCCGAGCGCCATGCCTGCCTTGTTCGCCTCGCGGCAGAACGTTTCCACCACGGTCTGCGTGACGGTCGCCCGCTTCGCCTTGCGCAGGGCCAACCAGTCCAGCGCGGTTTGCTCAGCGACACCCTGGTCGAGCAACGCCTGCATCGGTTGGAACGCCGGCGCGGCTTCGGCGCGCTGCTTTTGTTTCCTTGATGGTTCTACTGATGGTTCCTTGATGGTTATGGGTGCACCAGTTGCGGGGGTGGGGTGCACAGTTTGCGGGGGTGGGGGTGCACCAGTTGCGGGGGTGGGGTGCACAGTTTGCGGGGGTGCACAGTTTGCGGGGGTGCACAGTTTGCGGGGGTTGATCTGGTAAACGGTGCTGCGACCGGTGCGGTATGCGCGCTTGATGATTCCGGCGGCTTCCATGTCCGAAATGTGCTTCTGCACGCTGCGTTCTGCCATGCTGCACTTTTCCGCCAACATGGAAACCGATGGATAGCACTCACCCTGGTCGTTGGCGTTATCGCACAGTGCCAGCAGCACCATCTTCGGGGCTGTGGAAATTTCCATCTTCCAAGCGAGTGTCATTAATGCAATGCTCATGCAAACATCCTTTGCTGCGCGGCCTGCTGCTGAAGCGCTGTAGCGCAAGCCGGGTTGATCCATACCATCTCGTCGCGGATGGCGCTGCCTCGGCCGGCGGAAATGCGGGATTTGGTGGTGTGGCATTCCCAGCCTGGCAACGAGTCGCTGTAAAGCTGCGATCCGTAGCCGCTCAGCACCACGTAACCGTCTAGCTCGAGCAGCGTGTCGAGCAGCAGCTGGTGATCGTCGTCGCCCAGCTCGTGCTTGTAGGTGCGGCGGTTGCCGGTCATGACGCGGGTAGAATGGACGTACGGTGGATCGACGAAATGCAAGGTCGAGGCGCTGTCGTGCTGTTTCATGACGTCGATCGCCGGGCGGTTCTCGATCAGCACGCCGCACATGCGCTCGCCGGCGGCTGCAACGGCGGCCGGGTACGTGGCCCACAAGTGCTGCGCGGTACCGTACTCGCGCTTCGTATCGATGCGGAAGCCGGTATGCCCCTTTGTGGCGCCGGCGGAGCCGAAGCCCATCTGCGCACGAATGCACAGCCGGCGCGCCAGCTCGATCGGGTCGTCGGTTTCGCCCCAGGCTCCCTCGAATTCTTCGCGAGCATACGGCGTGGCCACCAGGGCCGCCAGCAGCTTTTCGCGATCGACCGGATCACGCAGCACGCGGAAGAAGTTCACGACGTTGCCATCGAGGTCGTTGTAGACCTCGGCATAGACGCGCTCTTTCTGCAGCAGCACGCCGGCGGCGCCGCCGAACGATTCGACGTAGCAGGTATGCTCGGGAAAGAACTGCATCACCCAAGCAGCCAGGCGGAACTTCGCGCCGTGGTAGCGCAGCGCCGGCGCGGTGACGGGCGTCACGCCACCACCCGCGACGATGTGACGGTGGCGCCGCCAAACAATGCAGCGACCAGCGGGTCGCGCTGGAACGTGCCCAGCTGGCGTGCCTTCGTGACCAGCGGTGCCATGCGTTCGGCGCGCGCAGCGAACTCTTCCGCGCCCAGCGACCAGGCGCGCACCGCGCGGCCCGGCAGCGCGGCGTGGCGAACCTCACCCATTTCGCGCAGGTCCATCAGACGCGCTTGTGCCTGGGATGGCGACAGGCCGACGGCGTCGGCAATCTCGCGAGTGGTGGCGATCGAACGCGCGCGCAGCGTCTGCTCGATGGCATCCCAGATGGCCGCAGTGTGTTGCATGCGCGCGGCGTGCGGCATGGCTGCGGGAAGTACGGAAGTCGATTGTGCTAACATTGAAACCTCTTGAAGTTGTTGTATCTAAGGCCCGCCTCCACGCGGGCCTTTCCTATTTCTGGCCAGCCGCTTTGCGGACCAGGTCTTCGTACTGCTTCCGGGGCATCACGTGGCCCGGCTCAATCGGCGTCTCGTCCTGTGCGGACTGGGGTGCCTGATCTTTCTTTTGCTCGACAGCGCTCATGCAGCGGCCTTGTCGATCATGGCGAGGATGAGGTATGCGTAGGTATTCATGACTGCCTTCCTTTATCAATAAAGCAACTTGAGAGGGTGAGGGTTTCCAGATGCGCTAATATTTCCGTTCCCCAACTTCAACACCAACGCAAAAGGAACCCTCATGGAAATTAACGAATTTTTGATCGCCGAACGGGTCGCAAAGGAGGCGAACAAACGGCATCTAAAAGAGCTCAACGACGTGGCAAACCAGTTCGAAGAGCAATTCCCTGATGACTGGTCGGAACGCTTAGAAAAATGGGATCTGGAGAACCCGTTCAGCAGCTTTGTCAGGGCGGTTTATCTGGAGTACGTTGAGGTCGCGAGGCTGATACGAGATCTCGAATCACCACCTCCCGCGCGCGCACCCGAGACGCCTCTAGGCGCATAGCATCAAGGCGATCCCTTTCGCGGCTGTCCGCAGCAACAACACAATCAAGTATCTGAGCCAGGATGCTGGTTTGCTTGCGCATCTCCTCAATGATCGCCATTTCCCCCATTGGAGGAGCAACTTTCAACTGATCGGCCGCGCTCACGCCGGAGCCTTCCCGATCAGGTAATTGATCTCGTGGATGCTGATTTCCATCTTTTCGAGGATGCGGATTTTCAGCGAGTCGCCGATGGCCAGCCGGCTGTGGCGGATCTTGCTGATGACCGGCGGCGCCACATTGAGCGCGCGCGACAAGGCGGCGTCGCTTTTGGCGCCAAGGCGTTCCTTTACGTGGTTCAGCAGCCGGCTCGGATCAAGCGGCAGGGATTCGGTGCTCATGGGTTCTCCTGGTGGTGGGTAAATCATTTTTCAGCCATGCCTTCGAGACGGCGCAGCAACTCGTTCATTGCCTTGTTGGTGTGGTAGACCTTTGCCTTAACTCGCTCGAGCTCATGCGCCTCCACGATGCCGTCGGCCAGCGCGGCATACACCTCGGCGCCGACGTCGCTGCTCGCCGACCACGCTTTGGCAACCAGCTCGAGCACGGCCATGTCGGAAGGCGCGGATTCAATGTCCATGCGCAGGCACACGTGGCCGTGGTTTTGCGCCAGCGCATGGAGCACGGCGTAGTCGCCAGTAAGCTCCATGAGTGCATCAAGCTCGAGCGGGCTGAGGTAGTTCGTCGCGCTGTTCGGGTTGGCTTTGTTGCGGAGGATCTGCACGCGCAGTCCCATGCGGACGGCCAAAGCCTCGACACCGCCGGCGGCGCGGTGAACGGTTTGATAAATGGCGTCGCGGATGTTCATGTGTTGACCTAAAAACAAATGAGTAAGTTTCTAAAAAACAATGTAATAATTAAATAATTATTTCGCACCAACAGAACAACAAATCCCTAGGGGAAACAATATGGACGTGACGAAGCACATTAGGTTTCTTGCTGTAAATTATTTGGTGGGAGGTGCTGCCGGGCGTTCTGGTTGGTCGAACGCTTCCGGCCGTGCCAACTTGAGGTACATCAAGCGCGCCGGAGGGATGCCATTTACGATCCACTGGGAGACCGCTGCTGGCGTTACTTGACAAAGGGCAGCTACCTTCGCTCCTCCGCCCAGTCGTTTAATCGTTGTCCGTGTATCCATGGGCAAATATTAAGACAACTTCACTTCATTGTAAAGCCATCTTTATGATTTGCTTGTTAAGCTAGCTAAATGAATTCAAACCTGTTATCTGAACGACTGCGCTGGGCGATCGAGCGCAAATTGGCTGGTAGTCCAGACCTCAAAAAAATCCCTCAGTCGCAAATCGCTAAAGCCGCTGGGGTGTCCCCTTCTGCGGCTGGTTATTGGTTTGCCGACACCAACGGCATAAACGCTGAGCAGGCCCGAAAGGTTGGGGACTTCCTTGGTGTCGATCCCATATGGCTGGAAAAAGGGGAAGGCTCAGCATTGCCGATCGAATCAGTACTTGAAATGTTCCCTGGCTCGAGGCGGGTGGTAGCAGTTGACGATGACAGCTCGGACACATATCGAATCCCATTTGTAAAGTTGAAGCTTAGAGCTGGCATGACAGGATTTCAGGCGGAGCCAGAAATGGCTGACGGAGGCACGATTGGACTCGCTAAAACATGGGTAGACCGCCGGGGTTTTACGCCATCCCAGCTCATTTCTATGGAGGTCAAAGGTGAAAGTATGGAGCCGACCTTTTACGAGGGCGACACCATCGTCATTAACCTTGCGGACAAAAAGCCTACAGATAATGGAGTGTTCGCTGTGAACTACGATGGCGAATCGGTTGTTAAGCGTCTTTCTCGAGACGCAGGTCAGTGGTGGCTTATGTCGGACAACGCCGATCAGCGGCGCTTTTATCGCCGCCAATGCAGGGGAACAGAGTGCATCATAATTGGCCGAGTCGTTCGTCGCGAAGGCGACCACTTTTAAGGAGTTTACGTGGCGTTGATATCGTGCAAAGAATGCGGTAACGAGGTGGCGGCTTCTGCAAAAGCCTGCATGAAATGCGGTGCAAAAGTTCCTAGAACAAGGTGGTGGATTGTGATACCCCTCGTTCTCGTAGCTGCGTTTTTTGCCCTGCCCTATATAGCGTCATCCCCGGCAGAGCGGGCGGCCATTTCGGCTCGTGCGGACTGCGAGCGCGTATTCCCAGGCGAGCGAGGCCGAGGATGCGACACCGTTTACGGCGACACACTGATGAAAAAGTCCAAATGAAGTTACGAATTTGCAACAACAGGCGTATAGCCTGAATTTCACAACATAAATAAATTAAGTTATCTTGATTTTTATGTGAAGCTAACTTAATATTCCTCCATCGACACCTACCGATGGAGGAATGGATGAACACCGCAACAGCAACAGTCTCAGCACCACCCCACCCGCACGTTTTACCTCAGCCCGATTACGTCGGTGCCCTCAAAACTGCGCTCGCAATGTTCGGAGATCCGGCCACGGAAGACCGCAGCATGGTGCGCGCTTCCTGTTTCGTCGCCTGCTTGGCCGGCGCCCTTCGCGGCGCTGGTGATGAAGCACTGGGCGCCGCGATCTACGCCATCGTCCAGCCGCCCCAACCTGCCGCAGCAGGTGCCGCATGACCTACCTCATCACTGAGCGCACCGCCACCGGCGCGCGCACTTACACCGAGACCGGTGACCTCGGCCAAATCCTTGATGCCGCCTACACCGGCGAGGTCCTGGGCGTGACCGCGATGGTGCAGCCATGAAGAGCCTCATCACCGGCTTCACCACTACGCGGAACATCCGCGCTGCCGCGCGCGCCTACCGCCGCAGCACACAACGCACCGCTCGGCTCGATCGCGAGCTGGCGGCGGCCCTGCACGCCGAGGCCGCAGCTGCCGCACGCATGGAGCGGCTTCTCAACACCACCACGTAGGAGACGCAATGTCCTGGTTCAAAAACCTGCAGGTGTACCGCCTGCCCGCCCCATGGGCAAAGACTGCCGACGAGCTCAACGCTGCGCTGGCGCCCCACTCCTTCGTGCCGGCCGCCAGCAATGAGCTGTTGCGCCAGGGATGGGATCAGCCGCGCCCGGGCAGCGACCTGGTCCACGTCGTCAACCGCCAGTTCCTGCTGATGCTCACGACCGAGAAGAAGCTGCTGCCGGCCAGCGTGATCAACCAAGTGGCGAAGGCGCGCGCCGCCGAAATGGAAGAGGCCCAGGGATTCGCGCCGGGCAAGAAGGCCATGAAGGACTTGAAGGAGCGCGTGGCAAACGAGCTGCTGCCGCGCGCGTTCTCGACGAAGACAAGCACCTGGGTGTGGATCGATCCGGTGAATGGCTGGCTGGTGGTGGATACGTCCTCGCCGAGCCGCGCCGACGAAGTGCTCAAGCTGCTGCTCAAGGCCGTCGATAAGCTGCCGGTGGAGAGCCTGCGCGTGCAGCGTTCCCCGGTGGGCGTGATGACCTCGTGGCTCGAAGCCGACGAGGCGCCGGCCGGCTTCACCGTGGACATGGACGCGACGCTGCGCGCGGCCGGCGAGAGCAAGGCGCAGGTGGCCTACAAACGCCATACGCTCGAACCTGCCGACGTGGGCCGCCACATCGAGGCCGGCAAGCAGTGCACGCGCCTGGCGCTGACTTGGGACAGCAAGATTTCGTTCGTGCTGGACGAGAAGCTGGCGATCAAGTCGGTGAAGCCGCTCGACGTGCTGCAGGAAAAGGAGTCGAGCATCCGCAACGGCGACGAGCGCTTCGACGGCGACATGATGCTGATGACCGCCGAGCTGGCGAAGATGCTGGCCGACGTGGTCGAGGCCCTGGGCGGGGAGGCAAAGGCATGAGCACCAACAGGAAAATTTTCGAGGCGATCGCCGGTGATGACTTCGGCGCGCAGCTTGCCGCCGACAAATGGCTGCGCGATCGCGGCTTCTCGTTTGGCCCATCCCAGGCTGACGGGCCGCAAGCGATCTGGTTCGGTGACCACTCCGTATCGAAGTGGCGGAACTTGAGCGCCAAGGAGCGGCTGGCCGCGCACGGCATTATGGAAGGTCGGCGCGCCGGAGCAGTTCACATCACGCTGCGCGCGCACGCGCCGGCGGAAGCGGTTGCCGCATTCAACCAACCGGACACGGCGACGCCATGAGCCGGCGCGCCAAGATCGCCGCCGAGCTGGCCTACTACGCCGCCCTGGTGGTCCTGATCATCCACAGCTGGAACTAGGCCATGGGCAGTTGCGACGAAGCGCCCAGCGTGGCGCTCAGCAAGCTGGAGGCAGCAGCGCGCCACAACCGGGTGCTGCTGCACGCGCTGCAGACCTGCCACCCGGTGATGCACAACGATCGTAAGGGTTTCATTCACACGATCACGTTTAGCCTGTCGGGCGGCAGCGTCGATGCCGTCGTGTACTTGGCCGGAAGCCCTGACCCATTGGCGCCTGCCGCGGTATCGCTGGCGCCGGAAATTACTTGAAAAGATGCGCCGCGCGGCGCTGGAGAGCACGATGAACAAAGCACAAAATAGCACCACGCCCCCCACCCAAATGGTAGCAATCCCACTGGTCAAATTGGAAAACCTGATTGCTGCAGTTGAGCAGCTGAAAGCGGGGAAGCTACGCCCCTTCATGTACGCCATTCAAGGCCCTGACGGCGAGGCGCACATCGATGAGAACTGCGTTGCCGGCGACCCGGCCGCGCTGGCTGTTGAGGTCAACGGCCTCAACGATTCCCCTGACACCGGCTACCGGATTGTGCCCGTCTATCTCGCCGATCATCTTCCGGCCAACGCCACTCAGATCGAAGAATAGAGAGCTCACCATGACCGCAATATTCGAAGTGCCAATTCAATCGGAGACCCTGTCTCCGGACGAACTCGGTGAGATCTCAGGCTGCGCACGCAAGAGCGACCAGGTAGACTGGCTTACGAGTAATCGCTGGGTGTTTTTCAAGAACCGCGCCGGCACACCAGTGGTTGGCCGGTTGTACGCCCGCATGCGACTGGCAGGCATCAACCCCTCGACGCTGGCCGGCGCGGCTGACGGATGGCAGCTCGATGTTTCGAAGGTCCGATAAACGATGCGACCGAAAACTACCGGAATGAAGCTGCCCCCGCGCATGCTGGCACGGCGCCGCAAACTGGCGTCGGGCAAGGTGTGGGTCGGCTACTACTACAACGGCCGCAACGCCACGGGCGAGCGCCAGGAGATCCCGCTCGGCACCGACCTTCAGGCAGCGAAGCGCAAATGGGCAGAGCTCGAGGGCACGCCGCCGCCGGCCGATGCTACGCTCGTGGGCTATGCCATCGATCAGTACGTCAAGCAGGTGCTGCCCGGACTAGGAGTCCGCACGCAGGCTGAATACATGAAGTGCATCAAGCAGCTGCGCGGCGCCTTCGCTAACGCCCCTATCAGCGCCATCAAGCCGTCCGACATCGCCCGGTACCGCGATGCGCGTACCGCTAAGATCCGCGCCAACCGCGAGATTGCCGTGCTGTCGGCGATTTACAACCTGGCGCGAGAATGGGGTTATACGACCAACGAAAATCCCTGCACTGGCATTCGCAAAAACAAAGAGGTCCCGCGCGACTATTACGCCGAGACCGACGTTTGGGATGCCGTCTACGATGCCGGCGTCATTGAGCTGCAGGATGCGATGGACCTGAACTACCTGACTGGCCAGCGGCCGGCTGACGTTATCAAGATGGGCAAGGAGCACGTACGCGGCGACGAGTTGATGGTGACACAAGGCAAGCGCGGCCAGAAGCTGCGCATCCAACTACGCAATGCTGCCGGCCTTACGGATCTCGGCCTGTTCATCGAAAAGTTGAAGGATCGGCCGGTGCAATGCATGAGCGGCCACCTGGTGTGCACGCCGAACGGCACGCACGTCACTGCAAAGATGCTGCGCGATAGGTTCGAGAAAGCGCGAGCTACGGCATCCGCTGAGGCCGAAGCGGCGGGCGCACCGGACCTGGCCAAGCGCATTAAGGCCTTCCAGTTCCGCGACATCAGGCCGAAAGCAGCCAGCGAAATCGAAAGCTTGGATGACGCCAGCAAGCTGCTGGGGCACACAAATACGAATATCACGAAGCGGGTATATCGCAGAGTTGGCGAACGAGTAAAGCCCACCAGATGATCGGCGAAAAAGATACGGTCACAAGGTCGGGAATATACTTTGTAGTTTTTTAATGCTATCTTGAATTTCTCACTACAAAATCGAATTTAAATAGGATTATAAAATGAGTACATTTGACGACGACTTCCTCAGGAAATATGGCCCCCAACTGAAATCAGTATATGAACTAATGCACCCGAAGCCGAGTGCTTTTCTCAACGCTCAGAAAGAAGTTGAACGAATGGAAGCATTGTTGCGGCCATACGGGGGCTTGAAGGCGGTGCATGAAGCCATCGAAGCAGAAAAATTTCGCAGTCAACTTATGCTTAACTCGCCCACCGCATTGTCGTCAATGAGAGAAGAGTTAGCGCGTATTCAAAATTTAACGCCTGCAATCAAAGATTTACCAGTACCGCCGATTCCGCAGGACGACATATTGGTACTTCAACGTAGAATTCATAGTGCTGAGAAGAGCGAAGATATCGAAGAATTGAAGGAAGAAATTATTAGCTTGAAAGCGCTTGTCCGCAAGTTGATCTCTCGTAACGACGATAGTGAATAA